ATAGATGTTGTCATAAAACCAAGTGCTTGATACTCCTGTAATTGTTTAGAAATTTCATTACTATTCATTAGTTTTAAATAATCATATATAATGATACAATCATTGGCTTTTCCGTCATCACCAAATCCAACGACTTTGTGTATCCACCTGCGCATAATAGACATTGTTTCTTCAAATGGCATACCTGATATGTTTCTGTAGTACAGAGGCATGTCTTGCATTGCCTTCGCAGCTTCTTTAACTTGCGTTTTTTTGAATTCACTATATGAATATTGTCCACTTTCAAGTTCGTTGATAGTTATATTGACACCATTTTCCGATAAATAGCAGGGGAGCAACCTTCCCCAATGGTCTATTTTGGTCATTTCGGTGTCAAGATATAAGACCGGGATTCCCACATTCTTAGCAATATGGAGGCCGATATTCATAGCTAACATAGTTTTGCCGGTGTTGTGTGTGACGGTAAAATAGTCTGTAATGAATAGGCCGTCGTCAGCTTCCACCTGAATACATCGGGCGTTGCATTTTGTGCCTGGAACAATATCCACTATTTTTTTGTACACATTCTTTAGATGTTGTGCATATCTAGCCGGTTTTTCGCGTGGTTTAATGTCATGTTTGAAATATAGTGATAGGCATATCTCATCATCATCTGCAAAGGTAATTTCTCCTTTTCCACCAAGCGATTCTGCTATAACACGTATCATATAACATGTGTTATAATCATTGACCACTAGATTAGCTTTCCAAACTGGTTTATTTTTGTCTTTAAAAAATTGGCAATATCCATCTATAATGCCCCTAATGAATTCTAATCTATTTTCTACACTATTAAACAACAGCTTGTGAAAATTCCTCATTAGTCGTTTTGGACTTATATCTTTAAATGTTTTTCCTATTTCATATGGAGAGAATCCCAACTCTTGTTTATCAAATTCTAGCGGATTTGTGAGTGGTATTGCCCACCTATATTGTGAGCCTTTATTAGTATCAAAAGAAAGCCCAGCAGTAAGCAATTGAGAAGTTGTCAGATGTTGTGTGGTTTTAGACTTATAATCTAATTGATTTACTGCCCAAAGATGTTCTCCACAGCAACCAACGTAAGAACCATCGTCAAATATTACATTATATGATTGTACATCTTGATGGTCGTACACATTCTTAACAGTAGTTTGTCCTTGATATGGATGTAATATTTTATCACCAATCTTAACATCTTCTATTTTTCTTGCTCCATCTGGCGTGTATACCATAGACCCATAAACAAGTGCCTTTGGTCGCGCTCCTATTAGAGATACTGTTCCTGGTCTAAATCCCCCACCTATAGCTTGGTCATAATATGACATTCCGCTACTAATTCCAACAATATCGCTTGGATTTGCTTCAATAGAACTAAGATATTCCTCAATTCCTTCTGCGATATTTTCTGGGTCGCCGTCTGTAGTGCTATGTAGTAGACTAGAAAAGTCAAAAATGGCGTTTTCAGCAATACCCAAAATATGTGCTACAGATTCATTTCCCTTGATTCCCTCAATATTCTTTTCGGCGTCTTGTAGCTGGTCTATCAGCATACGTGCAATTTGCAACTTGCGTAGCTTAGCCGCCCATACACGAACCCCCCCGGAGTTTGTATGCGATGCAAATATTGTTTGCAGATGTTTTAAATCATCTTTATTTTCAAATATCCAATTAAATCCAAGTTCATTTATCGCGGCAATAATTGAGGGTTGGTCGAATTTCTCTGCGTTTTTTTCTTCAACTAGATGCTGTATACACCTATATATAGCTTTATTTGCCATATCAGTAAATGTTTCGGCATCTAGAAAATCGACAATATCTAAATAGGCTTCGTGTCCACCGTGATATAGTTTAGAAAGAACAAGATGTTCGGTAGCAAAATCAGTCAAATGCTCGTTCATTTTCATTCCTTTTCACTCGCAAGCGTCCACCACCAGTACAACAATCATTGCACCGATATACATTTTCATCAGCAATCTCACTATACCCTCTTGCCAATTTGGGAGATACTTGTTCATTAGTGCCACACATAGAACACTTTACATCTACCAACGTAGACCGTTTTTTGTTTCTTGGTCTTGGTTTTGTTCCTAATGGAATACCATTTTCATCAGTTTTATATTTTTTTACGTTCTCTTTAGGAAATAGACGCAAATCATCTTTAAACGTATTTTGGTGATTAAGTTTCATTTGACGTTTCTTTGCACATTTACCATCACCATCAGTCAAGCTGTTTGATACTTTTCTTTGCCTGTCTGATTTCTTTCTAGTTGATGTTATTATTCCGTCATCATCTTCATCTTCATCATATTCTTCCTCATCATCTTCCATTTCAATATCTGATGTATTATATTCGTTATTGCTATCATCGTCATCTTCAATATTTATTGATTTAATATCAAATGTGGTAGGGGGCTCAATATCCTTTCCTGTAATGGCTTTGTATACATTACAGACCTTTTTCCAACTACCCTCATTGATAGCTTTTTCAAAGTATTTGTCTAATTTCATGAGTTTCTCCTATTTCCTAATTCTTTAAATCTATCTGATATGTTTACTAAGTGGTTTGCTGCAAAATTTAAACCTTCTACCTTTGTATTTATCATATTAACCATTTCACTTAGTTGACTTGCAACATCATTGTTTCTAATTGCTATATACTTACGATATTCATATGGCGTATAATTAGACCCACAATTATCAATATTTTGTGCGACAATAAAGTTAAGATATTTTGTGCAACGATATAATATAGCTTTTTGTCTATTAATTTCTAACTGAATATGTAATGCTTCTTGAGCAAGCATAGTTGCAGCTTCTAAACATTCTTCCCCCGTCATTTTACGCATTTCATTTTGTGATGTTGATAAATACTGTTCTATTTCTGTATTTTGCTTTACATTTTGAAGCCCCACACTATTATAATAATTAGTTATAAAATCATTAATGATTTTTAATTTATCTTCTATTACCAACGATTCTTGTTTTCCATTCATTTTCACTCTCATTGTGTGGTAGTTCAATGTATTCTAAATTGTTTAACTCACACCATTCTCTCTTTTTTCTATCATTTGCCCTACTCCTGGCAAAGCCCAAATATGTACCATGAAAATGAGGTACATACTTATAGTGTTGCTCTCCATGTACCTCAATTATTTTGTTCTGAATAGGTATAAAAAAATCTGCCGTAAGATTTATTCCCGGCAGAGGAACTTCCTCCAGTATTCTATAAGCCGGGAAGAGGAAGCGCAATAGTCGGCGTGCTTTTTGGTGAGGAATACTAGAAGTACGCTTGTCGTCCGATGCATCGCTGTGTTGGGGTGGCCACGGGTAAGAAAACCCCAGAAAATCCTTGACTCTCATACCATACCCATTACTTCTTTAATCATGGTATTGAGTTTTGTGAGCTTGTCTGGGTTTTCGCGGAAGAATTTACACATCTTATCCTTCCCCTGCATTTTTACTTCTTCATCAACCAATTTTTTATTATCCACTTTATACCATGACCCAGCGGATTGAATAAATCCCATATCTAACCCAAGTGTAACAAGTTCGTTTGCTTCATCTACACCAATACCATACGTAATTGTAGAAGTTATTTTTTGATTTGGTGCTGCATTTAATGCGGTCGAGAACGTCTTCCACTCTACCTCTTGACCAAGTGGCATACCACCCTTACCTTCTATGTATCCTATACGTCTACCAGTTAATCCAACATCACAAGCAAATTTAATCTTGTTTCCACCAGTAACGTGATTAGCCCCACCCATGTTTCCAGTGTTAGCAACAATATGTAATATAGAAATTACAATAGAATCATTAATTGGTACAACATTGGACATATGGCGGCAAAATTGAGACATAAGGGTTGGGCCTTCTGGTCTACCAGCTTCACCAACGGCTTTTGAATATTCTTTAGAAGAGGCTAATTGAGAAACAGAATCAAATATGAGTACAATTTTTGTTTCTGTTTTTAATTTGTGTTCGCCAATATTTAGATAATCTTCGGCATTTAATATTTTTATTTCACCAGTATCTCTGTCTCTATATGAGCCGATAATTTCAAATTTTTCTACGGACGTATCTAATCCATCAATTCCTAGAAGGTCTCGTTTTTTAAGTCTACCTTCAATATTTAAATAATAAATCTTATATCCTAATTTTTGAGCATTACGAGCAAACGTAAGTGCTGTTACTGTTTTACCAACTTTTTCTTTTCCAGCAAGATTGACAAATGAACCGGATGGTATACCACCACCAATAATCAAATCAATAGCTGGACTAACAGAAATAATATCTTGATTTTGTTGGTCGATAAAATTTTCACCGCCAACAAACGCAAGTTCACCATATTTTTTAATTAAATCATCTGTTTTTTGACCCATATATTAGACCTCATCTAGCTTAGATATTAAGCTCTTTTTATTGGTTTTTATGCGTCGTGGCTTATCGGTTGTTGATTTTATTGATAGTTGTTCAGCACCTTGTTGTTGTGCTAACTTGTTCTGATATTTTTTATTTTCTGCTTCTAGAATAGGTCTTAGTAACCAATTGGCTCTTAATGATTGCAGTTTTCTACATCGTTTATGTCGCAATG